GCCACCCTCTCTTCATTACTGAAGAGTTTCCGAGCACAACACCGGCCTCGAAGGCAGTTGGTTTCCACCAACTACTTTGAGGTTTATCAATGAAGAATTGATAAAGGTCGTGCCAACCGTCTGCCCTGCGTACATCAGCCTTAGAAATAAGGTGATGTATTTCAGTCTCCCACCTATGGAGCCTAGAGTTAAATCTGGTTTTAAAGCCAGGATTTGCTTTGGCTCCTAGGATCTTGCTTTCTGACAAGAAAGAGAGACGACCAGGGGTCTTCGGTCTACCATGAGAGTAGTACACCACCGGGATTTTATATCCTGTAAGTGTACTATCTAGCCATGCGGCCAGATTCCAATAACCACGCTTAAACAAGTTATTACTTGTCATAAGCACGGAATCGGCTGTCTCATGCTTCGGCTTGAGGCATAGGGACTTGATCCTAACGGGAGTCACATCGTGACCATCGTAAGCGTCTATCCCGCAACTTTCTCTAAACTTTCCTTTTGAGAAAGTCTTTTGATCGTTGACCTTCAACTGGTTCGCAGTCAAAAGTTGCTTCAAAGTCTCGAGAGCGTGTACGGGGACAATGATATCGTCCCCGAACACTCGTACAAGGCGTGATGCCTCTTCCACGGTGGCTCCTGTTACCTTCTGACCATTTGAAATGATCACGGAGGCTATAGAAACCATTGCGTAGATGACGGACTGCACTGGAAATGTGCAAGCCGACCCTTGGGAAAACATCTTCTTTAACTTAATCAAGTTAAAGGGCTTGTTAGAAATCCCATTGCGAAGCATGCGGGTTCTGCAGGCGTGTAATCGTTCTAACCATGTCTGGTTAGCCCTGAAAGCACGTTCAACAGTCCAGCATGTAAGCCTATCGCTAGCGGATTTGAGATCAACGGTCGCATAGCGACCATATCGCGATCCGCGTACTGCCATTAGCCGATTAGGCTTCTGGTTTCCAAAACTAATACTGTTTTTCAAGACAGTATGCTTGATTCTTCCCTCAATCTGATTTCTAATCAGCTGCTGCAAGAATTGATGCTGGTTGGGTTCCGAGGCGATGAGCCTGGGTCCTGACATAGTTTTGGGCACCGCGATGAGCTTACTTGGTGACTCATAGTTTGAGTATCCAAGATCCGATCTATTGCGATCAACGCTCTCGAAGAGATTCGAGGTGGCGTATAGATCGTAAGGGAAGATGGCGTCGAGTTTCTCTGACCACTCATTGAACAAGTACTTTGACTTGTCTTTAGAGTGATTAGAGACTCTGCCTCGCCCATGCTGAGGGAGTTCGTGTGGACTCTCTGAGTGAAAGTCACCGAAGCTCGAAGAAATCCTGTCGCATACTTGCTGCAAGATTTCTGCATGGCCTTTAGGTATCCCTGATGTCGGTCTGACGTCAGACCCAAAGTCCAGCACAGGTTCTCTTGTACTTTCGTAGGAGGCAAAGTTAGCAAAGCTAACAAGCCTATTAGAGAGTACATCAGAATGATGATCCATTGAAAATAAATCATCACCGTCCCAGTTAAGAGACGGTTTTCTGAGTTCCTGTTCGATTGTGTAGAAGTTGTTGACTTCTGCATGTACCATCTCCTGTTTACAGGGCATCTTTGGTTTACCCATAGATGCATAGAACATACGCAATCCTGCTATATGATCAATAGATGGTGATTCCCTCAACACCCCTTGTGAGGTGAAGATCTCTAGGTAAAGATTCCGCATGAATGCGGGGACCTGAACCCTCTTTGAAACCATCCCAGACATGGGAAGGCAACTAGGAGTGTAGAGACCTTCATCCAAGCACCTATCAAAGTGCTTGCAAAGGGATGGAAGATCAATGGTCAGAATTCTAAGACCATGAGCTTCCACTTCAGAAAGGAGGCGTGTTTGATCACGACTCCAATCACTGGGTCTCGAGTACAACCATGCTATGTCTTTAAACATTGCGTGGATGTAGGCCGATAAGTGAGTGACTAGGCTATTATTCATTGCTATCTCCTTAAGGAGTTAGAGTGGATCCTAGCGCTAGAAATTCGGTGTCACTTGTTGTTGGGCTGGCTTACGCCTCCCAGGAAACGAGCGCTGTGGCATTGGCTGTGACAAAAGTGTCAAGAGCCTTTGCTACATCTGCCGCATCCCCGACCGCACTTCCTCGTGCAGAGCGCACGTGTTGGTACGATTGGATGATGGTCGGAAAACCATCCGCGTCGAACTTGGTAACTTCCAAGTCCACAATAGTCCGTTGCATCTGCCGGCGACGAATCGCAGCAGAGTTAGCGGGAAGCGGAGAGTTCTGGACACCTTCGTACAAATTACGAATGGTGAGTTTAACCTCAGTTCCGATAGTCGTGCTCTTATCAAGAAACACGCCTCCGAAATTGTCCTGATTTACTCGCTTGAGCGTATAAACTACGCCAGGCGAACCGATCGTCAACGACAAAGAATTGCTAAGCATTTTGCTTACCTTTCACACACATTGAGTTGGATCTCAGCGACTGCTCTTTATGACAGTTTCTGCTTCCGCGATGTTAAAACCGCGAGAAGGGCTAAGACATTCTTGGCTTGGTCTTCATTCATGAAGCCAAATTGTAGTAGTTCACCTATGGAAGGGTCGTCGCCGATCACTATTCGTTCTCGGCGGGTATAACGCTCCTTCCCCCCAGTTGCAGACATCTGGTATTCAATCCAGTCGTCCATAACGTATGGGGTAATGGTGTATTCGAGCTTAGTCTCTCTCATGATACAAATGTCACGAGGGAGGACAATCTCACTTTCTTCGATAGCTTTGAGGGAATCCCCAACGTTAACGAAGTAATCGACAAGCCATGAAAAGGGAATCGCTTCCCAAATAGTGGACATGTCGAGAGTTTCTGACCCAGGGCGCCCTATATAGGCACCCTGGTCGAGGTCAAGAAAGTACTTGACAGCGGTCAGAAAATCGTCGAGCTTGTCCGTCGGGAGCTTGGCTCCATTCCTTATAGTCCAAGTGCATGTGGCCCACGTTTCTGCGGACCACTTGCCATCCAGATAACCGTAAATGGTTCTCTGCATCCCCGAGAATAGGGGGTGGGTAGTCTGAAAGGAAGACTGCGGTATTCTTGCAGAATAACTTCCAGACGTCAAAGGAATACGACGTCTAAGGTGACCATGTTCAATAAGACTATTGAACTCGCGAATGCGAGATCGAATGGCCTTGACAATGTTACTAAGTCTCTCGATGTCAGACACAAAGGGAAGCAAACCGAAGTTTAAACTAAGGTGGGCTGAACCCAGAAGTGAGGCATAAGAGCGAGTAACAAACTTGAACAGGTAACTTAATTCCGCTATCTCAGATAACATTACTGGTATCGAGACACCGTACCTGAAGGGGTTCGAAGCCGAAAGGAGATTCGCGACATGCGAATAATCTATAGGTTCAAACCCCGGAGTGTCCGGAGGCGGACTCGAATAGCCGAAGTCATGGCGCAAAGGAATGTTCTCAAACCATTCGGATGAGAACCTTCTGTAAGTGCCCGTGGCTGGTCTTACATTGACATAATTTTCCATTAAGAGAGCCGAGGGTGGCAAGGTGCCCGAAAGGACATCAAGCTCACTGTCTCGAACCTTCTTTTTGTAATAATCAGCAATGTAATCCCTGGACATAAGGTAAGGGACCGGTTCTGGTCCGGAAAGATGCATGGGCTTATAAGCCCCCATCTGACCGGTCTTTTGTCGAGATCTTATCCTATGTTCCATCGCTCTACTACAAACACACAGGGATCCTTGATTGGAACGTGTGCGAACACGCGAGGAGGCGCTACATGCG